ATATTGGAGTTTTGGCATCAACAAACCTTGTGATGCTGAACTCTGGTCGTTTGCTAGTGGTACTGTAAATTTTGAAAGTGTTGAAATTGCCATATTGCTCCTTTATTTACCAGGGATTAGTTACCTAGGTTTGCTATCTCCCCTGTGTTTTTTATTCTTAAAGGTATGTAAATAAATTCAACCGATTTAACCGGTTCAATCGCAATATCCACATACAATTCGTTTCTGTCTATTCTTGTCGCTGTGTTGTTCGTTTCATCACAAACTACTAAGAAATCATATAATGCTCTCTGACCAACCAATTCTAGCAAGAAAGATTCAACTGCTTGTTTGATTTCGTTTCTTGTCAATGCATCGTTTGGTTCAAAGATAAAAGGTTTGGCGATAGCATCTAATTGACTTCTTAGATACACTGTTAACCTAGAAACATTTATTCTATCTAGAGCGGATGCCGCAGACGTCTTGGTTAAGTTACCAAAGTTTACTATACCTGCTCCTGAAAAGAAAGTTATAGGGTTGATTTTTGCTGTGTGCATTGAATTTCTTACAGACTCTGTCAATGATACTGTTTCAAACTCTCCTGTGCTTGAATTAACGTATCCAACTGCACTTGCGTTGTCAACTATCCCACGTCTTGTACCTGCCGGTGCAAACCATGGAAAACCAATGTTATCGTTGTTCGCCAATACTCTTAATACCATATGTGAACTTGGTACAACAATATTATTACCTGAATTATCAGTAGTTCTTCCTGATGGATAAAACACACCAAGATAATCTGAACTTGTGACAAGTCCTGTTTCGCCATTGTCTGAAGCACTTGCTGAGTTGTTTGCCCAATTAGTGATCTCTGTAGATGTTGAACCTAGTCTAAAAGGTGTGTCACCTAGGACGAAAGCAGTGTTGTTTCTGTCTGTGTTAAGAGTGATCATTTCAGATATCGTTTCTGGATAACCTGGACAAGCAATTACGTTGAAGCCTCTTTGATCTTCTCTGATTGCTTGGTTTGTGTTGATCTCTGATTTTAACTGAGCACCGATCACTTTTCTTACCGCTTTTCTACCAAAAGTTCCCGAACCGTTATCGTTGTTGGCGTTTTTAGTCACCCATCTGTCTGGGAAGTATGTTGAAACCGATTCGTTACTGTATCTTATGTTTCCTTTTCCGGTGCTTCCTGAACCAGGATATGTTGTTGTGTTGATGTAACTGTTCCTGTATTCCTTGACATTGTATCCAGATCTTCTTGTGTTCCATAATAGGATAGACTGAGGATATAGTGCTGGGTTAGGAGCATCTGGATCAACGAAGTCATCGCTTAAAAGATCTTTTATCGAACTGTCTGTTGGTGCTCCACCTGTGTTGTTTGTATCTGCTTTTGTGGCCGCAGTGTGTGATCTAGCATCTGCGAAAACAATTCCGTTTTCTGTGGTTTGGTCAGTGTTGTCAATTAAAACAAAGTCCGCCCCGTCGGATAAAGTAGTGTCGTATCTGTATAGTTTAGGAAAGTTTTCTAGGTCGCTTGTGTCAATCCATAAGTCGTTAGCCACCAATGCCGTTCCATCCGATTGAGTAGTAGGTTTGGTTGCTGAGAACTGAGGACCGTTTGGATCTGTTGATCCGTAAACGTTTACATAACCATCCCATTTACTTCCATCGTGTACCATGATGTCTGCTTCTAAATTTGTGTTATACCAAAGTGTGCCATTTGTTGGCTCATTAGTTGGTTGTGTAGTAGAAGCAGTATATGATAATCTCTTCCAGTTAGAAGCCATTACAGTTGCTGGCTGTGTTGAGTCTTCTGTGTAACCTGCCGGAACATCATATAAGTTATCAACCAAAGTGGCTGAGTTTGCTGTGTATGTTCCATAAGCGTGACCATTGGCTGTACCAAAACCTGCATCATCTAGAGCAGTTCCTGTAACCTGCCACATCCTAAATTCTCCACCAAGTGCGTGTGTCATTCTGATTGCACCAGTTGAAAGTTTTTCTGCTGACACGTTAGTCAAACCTGCGGCCGAAACAGCAGTAACAAATGCATCTGCATCCGTGCCTGCAAGTGTAACAAGTTTAGCAGTGTCTAGGGCCGATTGTGCTTTTAGACTTTCCTGAATGTAGAAAGTGTGTCCGCTTGTCAAAGTTGGTGACGTATCATTTGAAGTGATTACTGTCGCTCCACCTTCGTATCTATAGATTTGGAAATCTTGTGTCGCTCTAGTTGTGTCAGTGGTTGAATCTTCACCTGGTCTGATGTCTTGCTCTGTGACATTGTATTGTGTGTATAGGTTTCCGGTTGATAAACTTGTTCCACCATTCACTGGATCTAAACCATAGATCGCCGAATGGTTAGTGGCATACAACGGAGCGTCCACAGTTGAGAAACTGCTTGTCGCAGTTGAATATAATTTGACAACAACATCTGCTCCTGAATTAGGAGTTGTAGTTTTGAACCAGATTGAATTGTTGGCCGCATTTTGTTCAGCCGTTTTCCATAATGGTCTGTCAGTGTGAGCCGACTGTTGGAATTTCACGTTGGCATCACCTAATGCAGTACGCCATGCACTTGATCCAACTTGTACCCAAGTGTTGCTTGAAGTCTTGTAGTAAGTCTTGTTAGTAACATGAGTAGTGTTGATTGCGTAATCACCGATGCTACCAATTGATGTTTTTGGTGCGCCTGTTGATACAGCACCAACTAAATCCGTAGTTGAAGTGATGTAGATTGGTGTGATTGTTGTGAATGATTGATTAGTTCTAGACCAAGCAAAAAGTCCAGGAACTGATGATGTTAAATCAAACCAATATGTTCCATTGCTTGGAGACGCTGTTGGAGCCGTGGCACTACCTGCAAGTTCTGATAAGTCAACGTTGGCTCTCAATACAAACGCTCTGTTGGCCACACCCAAAAACGAGTATGCTGACTGTAATCCGTATTCATTCAATTCGTAACCATTGATAGGATTACCTGATGCGTCTGTGTAAAAAGTTGGATCTCCGAAAGTTTCTGTCAATTCTCTCTGAGATGAAATTAAGTAAACTGTGTTAGCGTTGGCAGAAGTAGTTCCTGCCGCAGTGCCTGTTCCAGCACCGTTTCTTTTGTCTTGTGCAGTAGCAACTATCAGTAATGGAGTTGTGCCCGCGTCTGCTGGTACATAAAAACTCTCGTTTATTACTGAAACTTCTACTCCTGGTGATGTTAATGCCATGTTATGTTCTCCTTGCAAGTGTAACTGTTGTATTTATTGCGTTGACGGCAAAATACGGTAAAAGTTCCAAGATTTTTGGTACCTATATAGGGTACGTAAATAAGTGCATGAAGCGACCTTTATGCGTGAAATGTGCCATGAATCCACGTGCTTATGCCTATAGGAAAAATAACAAAATATACTGGCGAAGATTGTGTGATTCGTGTATACGTATGAAGAAAAAACAGAAAACGGGTGGACAGCCACGTTGGGTTGCGGCTGGATACAAAAAGAAAAAGAGATGTGAGCTCTGTGGGTTTAGGGCATTGGTGGGTAATCAGTTGGACGTATATCATGTGGATGGCAACAAGAATAATGTCGTGGTCTACAATCTTAAAACTGTGTGTGCAAACTGCCAAAGGTTAAAAAGCACACAAGATCTTGGATGGTCTATTGGTGATCTTGAAGTAGATCAATAGCGAGTTTGTCTATATTTGAGTACAGTGCTTCCAGTGTGCTGTTGTTGTCTATCACATGATCAAAGTCAGATCCTATCCAGTCCCATTCGGATTTATGTACGCCTTTTTCCTGCATTTCCTCTCTCGTGGGCATTGGGCCTCGTTTCACTAGTATAATCTTTCCATTGTTCTCTTTGATCTTGTTGATTTCGTTTACGAATCGTGTGTCACTTATCACAGTGTTGGCGCCGTTGTATCTTGCAATCAAACTGTCCACCCATATGCTGTCTAGCATGTTACCACGCATCACTTCTGTGCCAAAATACTGAAGTACCCATCTTGGCGTGATGTCTCTACCAAATTTTTTACTCCAGAAATGATCTGGTTTTTCTCTCCATGCTCTACTTTCCTCAGTTTGTCCTTCTAACAGTGATCTATCCCAACCAAATATGGTAGATACTGCATCTTTGAGGCTTTTGGCAAATGAATCTCTCTTGAAGCCATGGTTCAGGACCAACCTTTCCGCGACTGTGTCTTTTCCTGATCCGATTAGTCCAACTAAACCTATGAGCATAAGAACTATACTAACAGTTCTTTATCCTTTTTTCAAGTTCTTTCTTGATTTCTTTCACTGCTGACAACATATGATAGGTAATTTTCCAATTGGGACCTGCTTTGAGCAGTACTTCTAGACCTATAGTCAATTGTTTGAGTTGTCGGAAAGATAACTGAGATAGTTTTGTAAAGTATTTGTTTTTTTGTGCCATAATTATGTGCCTTTCTTTTTGCCTATTACAGATGTATTTATTTTATATTTTCAAAAGAAAAGTTGATACTTAACCGATAACGAAACTGTAAGGTGCACCACCTTCTAGGTAGTTGTTAATCTCTTGGTCTAATTTTTCCATTTCCGCCTGACCTTCCTGTTTCAGTTCTCCACCGTTGAGGGTAGTTCCGCCTTGTGGTCCTGCGATGGTATTGAATTTGCCTCTAGCCTCTCCTAGCATGACCTTACAAACAGCAAGTGTGTAATCTCTGATCCATGGTTTGGCGTAGATATCCTTGAACAGTGTTATGTCTGGTCTATAGTTGTCGGTGTGCATGATGACCGTCTCTGTGTCTATCCTTGGCCTTTGTGTTATTGTCAAAGTCTTTGTGGCATTATCATAATGGAATTGTATGAATGAGCCAAACATTTTTCCTACCAATTCTTGATATGAAGCAAAAGCAAAATATGTGGCCAATCCACCTGCCGCACCCGCTCTCAATAGGTAGGTGTTTGTGTATGCTAGATTGAAAGGTTCAAATAAGGTTCCACCCTGCCCGCTTTCTGATCTAGAACCAACTGTTTTTCTACCTAATTCTCTCACGTTTATGATTTCGTCTGGTAATATGTATTTGTTTTGATTTTGTTTGAGCTCCAAGAATGCGTATGATTCCTCAACAGCGTTTGATGACCGTTGTCTGTATCTGTTTACTGCTCTTTGAAGTGCTGTTTCGTAGTGTTTTGGATCAAGTTCTACCTCGATCATGCCATCTCCAAGGTTGGTTTTCACATAATCAAATATTTCTTGTTTTCCGGTTTGTAACTCTGACATACACATATTTACCGCTTAGACATTATCAATAAATATGTGTGATATGCCACGATTGTCCATTTACAAGCCTGAAAAAGGCAATGATTACAAATTCTTTGATCGTAACATCAAGGAGATGTTCACAGTAGGTGGCACAGACGTTTACCTACACAAATACCTGGGGCCTCATGATCAAGGAGCAACAAACAAGGATGGAGCGGCGTCTCCCACGCAACCCAACTATGAAGGATCCACAACAGAGACCACAATACAGGATCTTCTTTTCTTAGAAAACAGGGATCGTAGATATTCCTCAGATGTATACATAGTGAGAGGTATCTACAACGTCCAAGATGTAGATTTCAATCTATCACAGTTTGGTATGTTTTTACAGAATGATACTATTTTTATGACTGTGCATTTGAATGACATTGTGGAGAGGATTGGTAGGAAACCTATGTCGGGAGATGTTATAGAATTACCTCACATGAAGGATGATTTTTCATTAGACGAAAATATACCCATCGCTCTCAAAAGATTTTATGTTATCGAAGATGTTAATAGAGCGGCGGAAGGGTTTTCACAAACGTGGTGGCCTCATCTGCTTAGATTGAAATTGAAAACACTAGTGGATTCACAAGAGTTCAGAGACATTATTGGTGACGCAGAAACTTCGGGATCATTGGCCAGTTACATGAGCACGTATAACAGAGAAAAAACAATTAACACTGCTGTTGTACAGCAGGCAGAATCAGACGCACCTAAATCTGGATTCAACTACAAACAGTTTTATGTTGCGCCTATAGATGAGCGAGGCAACATAAGGACAGATAATGTTAATTCGGATGGCAGTATTACTACCGACAAGACCGTCAACGCAGTGATAGACACACCTGCATCGTCTTACTATGGATTCTACTACGACGGAGACGGTGTACCGCCAAATGGCAATCCTGCCGGTTTTGGTACCAGTTTTCCAACCACAAATGTCGACAAGGGTGATTATTTCCTAAGGACAGATTTTTTACCCAACAGATTATTCCGTTATGATGGGACACGCTGGGTAAAAGTTGAAGACTCTGTAAGATTGACAATGACCAACAATGATACCAGGGCGAATTATAAAACAGATTTTATCAACAAAACAGGCACAACCACTATCAATGGACTTACTGTTGAACAGAGACAATCACTAACTGACGCTCTAAAACCAAAGGCGGATAATTAATGCTTCATTTTTACGACGGTCAGATTAGGAAATTTTTAACTCAGTTTGTGAGGATTCTCAGTAACTTTTCTGTTGAAGAAGGCAAAGGAGCAGATGGCACAGTTCGATTAAAACAAGTTCCTGTTGTGTATGGAGATCTTACCCGTCAGGTAGCCAACATCCTAAGAAATAATTCAGAAAATACCTTGATATCCGCACCAAAAATATCTGCTTACATCACGGGTTTGGAATATGATCGAGAAAGAATGCAGAATCCTTACCATATCGAAAAGCAACATCTTAGGGAAAGAGACGTCGGAGATGACGGAAATTACACAAATACCCTAGGAGCGGGATACACTGTTGAGAAGGTCATGCCTTCACCTTTTAGATTAAATGTATCAGCCGATATTTTCACATCCAACACAGATCAAAAACTTCAGATAATGGAGCAAATACTGTATCTATTCAATCCAGATTTTGAAATACAAAAGACTGACAACTACATAGATTGGACTTCATTGAGTTATGTGGAACTACGTGACGTTAGTTTTTCATCTAGGACAATACCGATTGGTGCTGAATCTGAAATAGATGTTGCATCAATGACATTTTCTATGCCAATTTGGTTATCACCCCCAGCAAAAGTTTCTAAACTGGGAGTAATACAAAAAATTATAATGTCCATCTATGACGATGACGGAGGAATAGTAAAAGGACTGATAGACGGTGACCTTCTCACAAGAAGTTACATCACACCAAATAATTTTGGATTACTGGTCACAGGCAATCAAATTAGGTTGCTGGGAACAACAGGAATTAATGTATCATCGGGCGGAGATGGATTTTACACGGGTGCCAGAGATCCCGGACTTTCAGATCCTTTTGAAACTTTTGGACCGGCGGTAAATTGGAAAGTGTTGTTGGATCAATATGGAAAAATTACCAATGGTACATCACAAATAAAACTGTTGCAAGAAAACGGAAATGAAATTGTGGGAACAATAGCCACAACTACACTAGATGAAACTATTTTGTTGTTTAATATAGACACCGACACCATACCAGCGAATACCATAACATCTGTGTCAAAAATTATAAATCCACTAACGTTTGACCCAGGAACACCAACAGACGGGACTCGTTATCTGGTAGTGAATGATATCGGTGACTCCACAAATACATTTGATGCCACTGCATGGGGTAACCTTAGAGCCAGCACAAATGATATCATCCAATACAACGCTTCCACAGGAAAATGGGGAGTTGTTTGGTCAGCGGCGGATTTTGATTCCACAGTAGAATATGTTACCAACCTAAACACAGGTATACAGTATAAATTCAATGGCACCAATTGGGTAAAAAGTTATGAAGGAATTTATATTGGCGGCAAGTGGACTATTGTGCTATAATCATTAAATGCAAGACAATATCATATGTTCTGGGGCGTTGTTCTACGCCGTCAACACCAAAAGATTCCTGTTCCTACAAAGGACAGATGGCAAAACCAAGGGTCTATGGGGATTGGCAGGTGGTAAATCTCGTTTCAAGGAAAGTGCCTTTGAGGGATTGAAAAGAGAAATTGTTGAGGAACTTGGATCAACTCCTGCATTTAAAAAAGTCATACCATTGGAACTATTCACTTCCAATGATCAAAAATTTTTCTTTAACACCTATGTAATTGCTGTCCAGGATGAATTCCTACCAAAACTCAATCACGAACATTCCTCATACGCTTGGTGTGCCTTTGAGTGCTGGCCAAAGAACCTACACGCAGGTCTCAGGAACACACTGAACAATAAATCTATAAAAGGTAAATTACAAACTATTCTTGATCTGATTGTTTAGAAATCACACTTGATCTGGCCACCGGGTTTGGCGTTGTCTATGCTTTTTTTAATGGCATCCATGGTGCCGTTCTGTTCCTTATCTGTGTTTTGTGTGTTTTCTTTTTTTTCAATTTCAACGGTTGGAGCAACCTTGCAGTCTTTTATGGACGTGCATCCGGATAAAAAGATCATCAAAATTAATATTGTTTTAACCATGGGTATGTGAATGCGGTAACCAGATGCACCATTCCATAGACCTGTTTCCAATAGCATTCCATCCATTCGCACTCATGGGTGTATTCTTGGAAGTTGCCTGCGTTTGGAAGTTCCATGGTCTATGAAAGCAATAGTAATGACAGCATCCATATCAACGTGATTGTTGGGACAGTGCTCATCAGTATTAATGTCTTGTGTTTTTTAAATGATGATTTAGTTTTCTTGGTGATACCATAAGTTATGGTTTTCCATTCGCAATGATTGTAGGGCCACATAATTTTTCTCCTTTAGACACAGGCCCCCTTGCGAGGGCCCAGTGAATAATTTTTTTATTTTTGAACTCCGTTGAAGAAAGCCTCTGAGGCTTTTTTAATGTTGTCCTGGAAAGTTTTCAAATTTTCTTGGACCTTTTCCGGTTTCATGTTCTCAGTCAATTGCTTCTGGATGTTGCTGGTGTAGTTCTGCATGTTTTCCATCAATATCTTGGCAGTCTCGTTGCCTTGTGGCACAGAGTTGGTCACGAAGTCGTTGAACTTCTGTGCTGTCGCAATGATGTCTTCTGCCTGGATCGCTGGATACTTGAATTCAGTTACCACTTTCTCACCATCTTTTCTCACAGACGTTTCGAACTCGTTAAGTTTGATTGAATAGTTGAACTCAGCGATTTGTTTCGCAAGTCCTAATAGGTCGGCTCTGATTTCATAGCCATTTCTTGTTGCGTTTGCCATAACATTCTCCTTTTGTTTGTGTTTGTGTGTGTGTTGTTATGTAATGCTATTTATACACTAGAATAGTATATTTGTCAACTACTCGTCTTTGATGTAAGTTTTACCAGTGAGTTTTTCAATATCACGTATCATTTCTTCCATGTTGATACGAACTGTTTTACCAGTTTTAATGTTTCGAGAAAAATACTCCCATTCACCCGCTTCGTTGTGTGGTGAA